GCATTTCAGAAATTTTGCAGGCAGTCAATGGCAAGACCAACAGCAGTGACTTTCAAAAGGTTCAGGAAACAGTTAATCTGTACTCACGGCTCATTGGCTCAAAGGAAGATAGTATCAAACATAACTTGGCTCAGATTGTCCTGACAGATTCTTCCTATGTGACCAAGGTGACGGATTTGACCCAGAAAGTTTCTACTGTTCAAACTCAGCTCGCAAACAGTTGGTCGGTTCAGCATTTGACTTCAAGTGGGGCAGTACTAAACAGTTTGAATCTATTAGCGAATGGAGTAAATCATATCCATGGTAGACTCACTCATATCACAGGACAAACTTTAATTGACCATGCTGTGATTAAGTCTGCCATGGTGGATAAGTTAAAGACAGCCAACTTTGAATCGGGATCAGTCACAACCGCAATCTTAAGTGCAGAAGCAGTAACGGCTGAGAAATTGAAAGTTGATGATGCCTTGTTTAACAAGCTATCTGCGACCGAAGCTTATCTGAGGAAGCTTTTCTCAAAGCAGGCATTCATCAGCCAGGTGCAGTCGGTAACTTTATCTGCGAACAAGATATCAGGTGGTATCCTAACAGCCATTAACCGAGCTATGGAAATCAGTCTCAATGCGGGTCAAATTTTGTATTATACAGACCAAGCTGCCTTGAAACGAGTTCTAGCTGGTTATCCAACCCAGTTTATTAAGTTTGCGACAGGGAATGTCGATGGCAAAGGAAGAGCGGGTGTAACTGTTATTGGATCCAATCGTTATGGCACTGAAAGCTCCAATGATAGTGGCTTTGTCGGTATTCGTGCTTGGAATGGGTACAATATTGATTCACTTGATCTGGTTGGGGATGAATTGTCCTTTGCCAGTTCTGCCTATGATAATAAAGATGGTTGGGTCATGACTACAACAGGAAAACTTCAACTGCGTCCGAGCAGGAAACAGGACAGAAGGGATTCAACCATTAATACAGGCGATGTTTGGCTCTATTTAGATACAAGCGGTAATTATGTTTCACTTCACGAGGTATTACAACGAATGTCTAATAGCATTGGGGCGCTCTATGAATACAGGGCTAGCCATAGTGAAGGGCATCCAGCCTGGTGGGATACCAGAAACTTAGTGGGACATTTATAAGAAAGGAAACAAATGAACCCAGAAGAAATTAATCAGGCTCTTCGTTTGACTATTGAAGAGCTGACCAGAAAGCTGGCTGATGAGGTGACATCAAAGAACCTCTTAGCCATTCAATTGACGCAGAAAGAGGAAGCTTACCAAGTTCTCCTTCAGAAGAAAGAAGAATTGGAAGCTAATCTCAAAGAAGCAACTACACCATTAAAAATAGATGGAGGAAAGAAAGATGGAAGAAAAGGAATTACTACCTGATCTAAGTAGAATTACAGAACCTTTTGATTTGGTGGCAGCACTCACTTATATGCGCGAGAATGGTGAGTTCATTCGCTGCAAGAGTGAGGGGGAGGATTTTTATATGTACAGAGAAGTACAAAAGCGTCCCGTGATTAAGGAAGGTCGACGTCAGTTGATGGAAGTCGAAACAGTGGGAGCTTTGACTCAGTGGGGTGCGACAGTTCCAACCATTAATTTGTCTGAGTTATTTCATAAAAACTTTTATATCATGCAATTTGACGAAAAGGGAAATCCCAACTGGAGCGAACCGCATAGAAAGGAAAATGCATCATGAAACAGTTAGTTTTTGCGAATAAAGTCTTGTTTTCCACAGTAGGAGGACTTTTAGGAAGTGTTTTTGGTGATTGGGATGGTTTTATTTTTGCCTTGATTGTCTTTATATCTATTGATTATATCAGTGGGTTGATGGCAGCAGTTGTTGAAAAGAAGCTATCCAGTGCAGTTGGTTTTCGAGGACTGTTTAAAAAAGTTGTTATTTTGATGCTAGTGGCTATGGGGCAGATTATTGATACTCATATCTTGAAACAGGGAGGCATCATCCGAACTGCTATTATTTTCTATTACTTGTCTAACGAGGGGCTCAGTATTATAGAAAATACAGCACGGATTGGTCTGCCAGTTCCAGAGAAACTCAAACAAACTTTGAAACAATTAAAATCGGAGGAAAAATAAGATGGCATTATTTGGAGTAGATATCAGTGAACACAATGGTTTTATTGATTTTGATCAGTTGAAAAACAATGTTGACTTTGTCATTATCCGTTCGTCTTGGGGTAGCTTTGCGGAAGACCTGCGTGCACGACGAAATGCATCTGAATGTGAACGGGTTGGTATTCCTTATGGCTTTTACCATTACAGTTATGCTCGAAACTTGGGAGAAGCACAAGCTGAGGTCAATGCATTTTTGAACTTTGCAGGACAGTTCCATCCCAGCATGCCGCTCTACATTGATATGGAGGATGCAGACGGTTGGAAAGCTAACAATGGGGGTGTGAGTTGGGAAACTTCTACGGCTATCTGCCGACTGTTTTGTGACAATGTAGAAGCAGCTGGTTACTGGGCTGGTGTGTATGCGAGCCTGTACTGGTTCCAGAATATGGGCGACTTATCCCGTTATACGAATTGGGTAGCTCAGTGGCAGGTGGCTACTTGTTCTGTTCCAACAGATATTTGGCAGTTTACCAGTGACGGAATTGTTGGTGGTATCAGTGGCCGAGTAGATTCCAATTATATGTATCGGGATTTGCGTTCTGTTTATACCGGACAGGTACCAGAGCCTCGATCAGAACTGCCGCAACAAGCAACAGCCACAGGGTCGACTGGGACTTACACGGTTCAAGAGGGGGATACCCTATCAGCTATTGCGGCTCTCTATGGAACAAGTTATCAGGAATTAGCGGCAATCAATGGGATTGCCAATCCTGACTTGATTTATCCGGGGCAAGTTTTGCAGGTTACGGGAAATCCTCAAGCACCTAGTAGCACCACTTATACAGTTGAAAGTGGCGATACGCTTTCAGCCATTGCGGACATGCATGGCACGAACTACCAGCACTTAGCTGCCCTTAATGGAATTGAAAATCCGGATTTGATTTATCCCGGTCAAGTGTTACGAATTGAATAATCCATCAAGGTCTGTGTGGTTGTCTATGCAGGCCTTTTACATAGACAGCATTTCAACTAGAAAAAAGCTTGAATGAGTGGGCTGAATACTTGATAAATTTGGCCTTTAGAGTGATATATAGTAAGGAAGAAAGGAGAATGGGATGAAGCCAGGAAAGATAAGAGTTTGTGCCTATGCGCGGGTTTCAACCATGACAGAAAAACAGCAGGAATCCCTCACCAATCAGCAAGCCTACTATAGTCATCTCTATCAAAATAAAAAAGATGTCGACTTTATCGGGGTTTATTATGATCAGGGGATTTCAGGCAAACTGGCCAAGCGTCCAGGTTTTCAGCAGATGCTGGAAGATTGCAGGGCCGGAAAGATTGATGTTATTCATACTAAGTCCATTTCTCGCTTTGCCAGAAACACTGAGTTATTGCTTGCAGTAAGCCGGGAACTGAAAACTATTCAAGTGGATATCTTCTTTGAAGAACAAAATCTCCATACCTTATCAAACGAAGGAGAGGTCATGCTTACGGTTCTGGCTAGCTATGCAGAAGAAGAACTGCGCAACATGAGTGAGAACCAACGGTGGGCTTTTCAGAAGAAGTTCCAGCGAGGAGAGCTAGTGATTAACACTAAGCGCTTCTTAGGCTATGACAAGGATGAGAATGGCGAGTTAATCATCAATCCTGAAGAAGCTAAAATAGTCAAACGGATTTATAACCTTTATTTATCTGGTATGGGAGTTCATGTTATCGCAAAGCTATTCAATGGAGAGGAAGTTCCTACGGTAGACGGTGGGCGATGGTATTCAAGCACCATTACCAATATTCTAAAAAACGAAAAGTATAAGGGAGATGCAATCCTACAAAAATACTATTTTGCGGAAATCAAGGCCAAGCAACGGCTCAACAAAGGTCAGGTGCAGCAGTACCTGATTACAGATAACCATGAAGCTATTGTATCCAGAGAAGATTGGGAAGCCGTTCAAAAGCGTCTGAAACAGAATAGAAAGGCAAACCTAAGCATCGATTACAATCGGCGATATCCTTTGAGTGGCTTATTGAAATGCGAGCATTGTGGCTCTACTTTAAAACGGCAGAAGTACTACAAAGGAAAGGTTGTATGGGTCTGTAGCAAGTACATCCTAGAAGGGAAGGTCGCCTGCATCGGCATGCGCGTGCCAGACAGTGCAGTACAGGATTGGAGTATCCATGAACCCACAGTGGTAAAGGAGGAGAACATCGGTGGCAAAAAATATTACAGTTATTCCAGCAAAGAAAACGATACAAGTCGAGCAGAAGCAACACATTCAGAAAATCCGAATGGCGGCCTACTGCCGAGTATCCACCGACCAAGACGAACAGCTATCAAGCTATGAGAACCAGGTTCGGTATTACAAAGAGTTTATTAGGCAGAATCCTCTCTACGAGTTGGTTGATATTTATGCGGATGAGGGGATTTCAGGAACTAATACCAAGAAACGCACAGAGTTTAATCGGTTGATAGCTGACTGCCGAAAAGGCAAAGTAGATAGAATCATTGTGAAATCCATTAGTCGTTTTTCTAGAAACACGCTAGACTGCTTGAAATATGTCCGGGAATTAAAGGAACTTGGAATTGGGGTTATCTTTGAAAAGGAGAATATTGACAGTCTAGATGCCAAAGGAGAGGTGCTCTTGACTATTCTTTCTTCCTTGGCCCAAGATGAATCCCGTTCTATTTCAGAGAATGCGACCTGGGGGATTCGAAAGAAGTTCGAACGGGGCGAAATAAGAGTTAACACAACCAAGTTTGTAGGCTACGATAAG